TTGAATCATAGAGGGATTTAATAAATATTTTGTGAATGTGGTGTATTTCATTTTGTCAAATATACAACTTTATTTAAAACGGCAAGTCTGTTTCATCCGCTTGTTTATCGCTTTTGGCTTTTTTTTCTTGACCTGAATCTTTTTTGTATTCAAACGCCTGAATTTTGCCATCCGTCCAAACTGTTCTACCATTTCCAATGTAAAACTTTTTGGTTTTGGCTTCTTTTTGTTCTTTGGTTTGGGCAACAAATGCTGAAACATTTTGGTTGTAGTTGTTTACCTCATCATTAACCGCAATGGTTAATTCAACACCGTTTAGGCCTTTAACCTCTAAGGTGTAGGTAATTTGTTTTAAAGTGTCTAATTTAATGTACACTGAATTTAAACTTGCCATATCTATTTATTTAATTGTTTACTGATTTTTTTTGTTAAACTTCTGTAATAATAAAATTGTCTATCTGAAAACCCCATATTTGATTTTACATACTCTTTATCTTCGTTCTGCTCGTATAACTTTTTAAAGTTGATATAATTATCATAAACGGGTTTACGGTCAATTATACGGGTTTTATTTACTTCCCTCAAAAAAGTCTTTAGTTCATCTGAAAACCGAATTGTTAATCTTACTTTGTTTCGAGTAATGCTCATTCGGCTTGTTATGTCGTCAATCGTAATCGCCCTAATTTTAAACTCCGTTTGATTGTACATTTTTTTAACAAGTTTCAAAATGTTTTGAGCTTCTTCTCTAAATGAATTTTCTTCATAGTTTTCATCAATTTCAAAAACTAACCAATCGTGGTCTAAAATTTTTAAAAGTGATTTTTCGTTTACTTCAAATTTTAGGCTTGCTTCTTTGCACTTTTCGATAATTTTTTGGGTTAGCTTGTATTTATGATAAGAAAAATTATCATTTTCAAAACCATTTTTAAATTTAAATTTTGGCAGGCTTTTATTAACGTATCGGCAGGCAGCCTCCATCGCATCCGCTTTTTGTTCTAAAGTCATAATTAATCAATTTGAGTAAATAAGTCTGTTCTATTAAATACCTCCAAAATAGTATTCATGTCTTTGGCTTGGCTTCCGAATCTTTTAGCCCATTCGTTTAATCTTGGGCTGTTTTTTGGCTCTAAAGAATATCCATTGTTATCACCAACCAACCAAAAAGGTGTATTAAATTCTGTTATCCAACCTTTTTTTCTAATGCCGTTAATAACGCTTCTCAATATTCTTGGTGAAATTAAACAATGTTCAGCTAAATCAGCTTGTTTAATATTTGGCTGTTTGTAAATTGAATTAATTACATACGACTCTTGAACTGTGTAGTTTTCGTTTTTCATTTTATAAATTTATTAGGTAGTTAAAAATTTCAGGTGTTAAAACAATTAATGCAACTGCTAAAGCTGTAATTAAAAGCGCAATCAATATCATTAATTTGAAAATGTAATCCCAATCTTCATTATTTGGGAAATCGTTTTGGGGTGAATAGTTACTTGTCATTAAAATATTTATTAAAATGGTTAATAATTTTATTTGCTTCTTTTTTAAATTCAGGGTCAAATTTGTAATTGTCGTTGAATTGTGAAATGTTATGAATTACCGTTGCATGGTTTCGGCCTCCTAAAGCCTCTCCAATTTCTCTAAGTGAATAATGGCTGTTGTCTTTTGCAATTTTACAATAAACCATTCTTGCCCAAGTATAATACATTGTTTTTTTCTTGTCGGCAATATCAAAACCAACAAAGTCATCTATGAATTTTTTTAAGTCTGTTAGGTTTAATCTACTTGGCTTAATATCGGTATTCATCAAATCAATAATCTCTTTTCTCTTTTGCTTTAAGTTGTTTAACTCAAGCCTGTATTTATCAATGATGTTTATTTTACCCTCAATTATTAAATCAATTTCTTCTAATGTCATCTTCTTCAATTTGTTTAGTTAATAATTTAGTCGCCTCTGTTAATCTTTCAATCAAAAAGTCTTTGTCCTCTTGTGGAACTTCAAATGTAAACTCGTTGATGTCTTGGTAATATTTGCCCCTTTCAATGTACGGTAATTCAGAATCTTCTGCCCAATTTAAAAAGGCTATTTGATTTTGATTGCCGTTGTAATTGTCTGCGGCCTCTCTAATTTTAGTTAGTTCATCCTTGTACGGTATGTGTACCAATAATAAAGCGTTTGGTAAACCTGTTAGAATTGAGTTTGCAACTAATTGCCAATAGTAATTAGGGTTATTCTTTTTTAATAATTGAATTGATTCCATGCTATCAACTAAATCGCAGAATGAATTGACCGTATAAGGGTTTTTAATGTCGCCTACTGTATCGCTTGTAATTATATCGGGCATACCACTAAACAATAAAGTTTCGTGTTTATATCGCTTCTTTGAAACTAAGCTATATTTTAAGCCCATTTTTTCCTCAAATACCCACTGTTCCATAAAATTACCCCAATTTGTACTTTTGGCGTTTGTGTCCTTTCCTATTGGTCGGCCTGTTCTATGCTCTCTTAACTTTTCCTGAACATAAGTATAAAAAGGCGCACCGATTGAATCTTTAGACCTACCAAAAGTACAAAGCCTATAAACCTGACTGCTTGTAAAATTTCCAACTCTGCTCATTTTAAAGTGATTTAAGGGTTTGAATTGCTTTTTGGTAGCTTGTGGCCTCCTCTTCAATAATTATCTCCTCAATGCGCTTTAAATCTTCATCAGATAAATAAGCCTTTTTAATAATTAACAATTGGCTTAATTCTTTAAGTAAAGATTCGTTTGTGGTTTGTTCGTCTGTAACGGTAATACTTTTAAATTCTGATTCACCATAAACATCTGATGCAATACCCAATTCACTTGCACATTTTTTCAAGGCATCGGTGCTTGCTGCCTTTAAATCATTACCTAAATCTAAGGGTGCGCCATCCGCTTTTCTTATCTTTATGTCGGCTCTACCGAATTGATGTTTAACAACGGTAGCACCGTTTGCCCTGCAAGTTAATTTACCATGAACAATGGCTTGTTTAGCTGCCATGTTTACATCAAAAGAAACTATTTCAAAATCCCAATCCCAACCGAAGATTGAATTTAATACTTTCTTAACATAAACGCCTGTAACAAATTTCCATTGGCCTCCACCTTTTGCGGGTCTTGTGTAAATGTGAGCAGGTGGTGTTTTCCCAAGTAGAAAATTTAACTGCTCTTTGTTTAGTATTTGCTTTTCTGATTTGTTCAATACTGTGATTGAAACGGGTTTTAATTCTTTGCTCATTTTAAATAGTGTTTAGTTGTTTTACTTTTTCGTTGTAGTCCTCTGTTAGCATTTTAATTCTCTCTTTTATTTCTCGATTCTTTATTTTTTTAGAATCGCAGTTTATAGGATTTATATCCTCGAAGTCATCTATGTAGGCTTCGTTTCTTACAAATTGAAGTTTAAGGTTTTTAATAGCCTCTAAGGTGTAACCAAAGGCTTCATGTAATGCAATAGCATCATTTAGTTGTTTAGTAGTCATTTTGTTTAGTTTTAAAAGTTAATATAAAAATTGTGAGTTTCATCGTGTATTACATTGTATTCTGAAAATTTGGTCATTAACAATTCATAAATTGATGAATCTTTAATGTCATTGTCAGCTATTGGCTCTGAATTATCATCAAAGTAAAAAACAAGGCTGTTTAAATTAAAATCTCCCTGCCTTACAACCGTATGATAATTAACATCATCTACTTTAAATGTTGGCTCGGTGGCTTCATAATCAAATTCAAAGCTGCCTAAGTTTTTAATTGAGAAAGTAAAATGGTTATCCCATTTGCCTTGATTAAGGTCTTTAATTGTTGGTAGTTTCATTTTGTTTTAGTTTTAATTCTCAACAATATTAATTCTTTTGTTGATAACTACCAAACTTTTTAACAAATATTTTTATTGAAAACAAAAAAAGGGGGCAAAAACCCCCTTAATCCTAAACTAAAACTACTATGAAAAAACCTATTACCTGAACAAATATAATTAAAATCTGTAACTTTTTGAATTTATAAAACAATCTCCAGCATGTTTTAATGTTAGATTTAATTCTAAAATCCGGCCACCAACAGGTTTAGGAGGTGAGCCCCTTTCAACGTGCCAACCTTTTGAACCATCGCCATATTCCTCTTTATATGTACCTGTATTCATTAATAGAATAGGTTTATGGCTTACTTTATTGAGGTTGTTAATAACATCTCTTGCAACCCAAGTTTCTTTGTTTTCGTGAACGTGTCCCATTGTAAAGCAGTCCATACCTTCAAACGCCATTAAAGCTCTTGAAAGGTTTATTTCGCCTCTTGTAACAACACCACCACCACCTGAGCCATGAAAGTATTTAATTTTAAATGAACAAGCCTTGCTTCTTGATACTCCCGCCTGCATTCTGATAATATACCAACCTCCGTAACCACCTTTCTTTACATTTGATTTGGCTTCGTGGTTTAATAAGTCGATAAATCCTTGCAAAGGGTCATATTCTTTGTGCTTAATTATTCCTGTTTCGTGGTTTCCATAACCAATTACATCAATTAGATGTGCGTAAGGTTTCCACCATTCAACGGCTGTATTAACAACGCTTTGTAAATAAGTAGCTGTGTTGTGCTCGGGTCTTATATCGGCTTTGTTGCCCCTAAAATCACCTCGCCCTTGCATCATGCAGAAGAAATCCCCATTAATATGTATGCGGATATTATTGGCTTTGCAGTATTCTAAATCTTTTTTAAGTAATTCCCAATCGCATTTTGGATTATCCCAATGTATATCTGATAACATTGCGATTCTAACCTTTCGGTTTAACTCTCCTGCCTCAAAAAAGTATTGAGCCTCGTGAACATTTGGAGCGTGGGTAATAATTTCATGCCTCATTAATTCCGTTGTTTACGTTCCGTTATTTACGGAAATTTATTTTGTGCTTTCTAATGAAGGAAAAAAAGTCCTATCTATTTTCCTAATCATTCTGTCTAAAATTGCAATCTTTTTGTCGGCTTCTTTCTTTTCTTGCTTGCTGCTATCTATGCCTAAATTAGTACATATTGTAGCCTGTATTCGCAAAAGTCTATCAATCTGATGTCTTGCTAAAAAATCTGTTTTATATTTCATAAAATCACTTAGAGGCATATTTGTTTATTTAATAATTCCGTAAATTACGAAACGAAAAGTTCGTTACGAAAAGTTCGTTATTCAATAACCTCTAAAACGTTTTCTAACATTTTAATAAAGTCATCAAAAGTAATTAAGCCTGTAAACAAAGCATAAGCCAAATATGCAAAACCAATAGCACCGCCAATAAAACTTAAAAGCCTAACCCAATCAATTTGACCTTCACCGCCTGTTTTGCTTTCTACATTGTTAAGTATCTCTCCTTTTATGCCATCAAATGCGCCACCTATTGCACCGCCAACAGGGCCAGTAACACCCTTTAGTAAGCCTAAGCCTACTGATTTAACATAACCCCCTGCTTTGCTATTGAAAAACTTTTTTAATTTACTCATGGTTTTACTATTTTAATTGTTTTTTCATTTGTTTTCCTGAAATCTATATGAGTCCAAGTCTGTGTGAAACTCTTATGCTCAATGGTTGTAATTCCAAAAGCCTTGTAATTGTCTAAAATGTAGTCATAAACTTGGTCAGGCGTCATCCCTTTTACATTAATATCAAAAGCGTTACCAACTCTATGTTGGCTAAATTTACCGCCTACGGTGCTGTATATTGAACGATAACCTCTATTAGATAGATTACCACCCCAAAAGTAATTATTAACCGTAATAGGCTTGTCTAAAGCTACACGCAAAGCGATTAACCCATTAACGGCCTTTTCATTTAGCATCCAAATTGATTTTTCACCTAACCTTTCCCAAGTAGGTTTATCAACTAACTCATGTAATTCAAAGTAATCCATCAATTATTTATTTGTGAAATTCTAACTTCTCTATTTTCAACTAAAATATACTGCTCGTAAAAGGCTTTAACGCCAACATACAATTGGGTTAAATCTAAAGCCACTACTTTATCATCAATGTATAATTCAACATAAGATAAATTAGCTAAGGAATCATTACTCAAAATAATCTCTTTATCAAAATTGCCTTGCTCGTTAAATTCGTCTGAATCACCTGTTATTTTAATTTCCATTATCTGCCTTGATTTAATCTGTCAAATATAGCATCTAATTTCTTTTCAAACTTTTCTTCCATCTTGCTCAATTGAGATTCTAATTTACCGCTTAGTTGTTTACTATTTTCAACCTCTAATTTAAGCAACTGAATAGCAGTATCTCTAATTGAGTCAGCATCTTTATTATTTTGCAACTCCTTTTTAATATCTTCAATCTCCTTATCGCTTTTATTGCCTAAATATTTAGCAACTAAAAACCCAAATAGACCGCCCCCACCTGCACCGCCTCCTGTATTAATTAAAGTGTCTACTAAATCTGCTGCCATTATTCTAAATCTTGCTGTTTTCTTTTTTTATTTTGTTTAAAATATATTCTTGTAATTTCTTAATGTTTTCCTTGCTTGGGCTTCTATCCCTCTTAATATCTTTGTCCTGTTCTTTTTTCATATGCGTTTGGTGTTGTATAATCTAAACTAATTCCGTGAAATGCTTTGCTTTTAATCGGCCTTAAATCTTCATCGCTATTGGTTGAATATTCAGGAAACAAACTTGAATTACTACAAAGGTATTCTGTTAAACGGTCTGCAAAATGTTCGCCCCTATCCCTTTGTTTTTGTTGGTAGTAATTTAATTCTGATATGCTTGCCGTTTGGCTGTTTTCTGCATTACTTCTATAAACACCACCCCTTGCAACTTGTACCCCAACATCAGGTATTAATTCGCTGTAAGTGTACCACGCCAAACAAGGCGCAATCCAAGTGTCGGTTAATGTTTTATAATTACCCGTTAATGAACTTCCTGCAATATCACTTGAAATTTTGTTGTATAAATCACTGCCCAAAATTGGTTCAATGTACATTCTTTGAGTTGCTAAAAGTACACTCCTAATTTTAGCATCGTCTACATTATCATTTAATGGGGTAGTTTCTTTTAAGAACCCCAAACTAATAAACATATTTTGCGTTATACTCATCTTTTTACGGGTCTATTTTTGGTTGTTGCTCTTGTATCGTTTACCCTATTTGCCACGTATGGCACATTTCCAACGGGTCTTGCCTTTGGCTCATCATAACTTTTAAAAAATAATTTTCGCTTCCAAACGTGCCTACAATTATAACTACCCTTGTACCAAAATAAATTATAACTACCAAAATCTGGATTTGATAGATTTTCTATTAATTCTCTTTTATAAACTCGATTGCCATTTTTAGCGTTATCAATTTGAGTTATGCAAAAGTTTCTTGATGTATCTATTAAATCAGGCTCGCCTTTTCTTTCTAATTGTTTAGCTAAAGAATATTGATACCTAACTAACCACATACCCGTTTTATCTTTGTTTTCTACATCGTATTTTGATGGTTTGTTAGGTGTTACTCCCCAAGCATCTAAATCATTGCTTAAATTAACTTGGCTCATTTTAATACTTAATTCATCATCACCATCGCAATCTTCTTCTTCAACACAAATAAACCCATCGTTTAACAAGTCATCTTCACTTTCGCCTAAAGCATCCAACTCCGCATTTAACCACTCGCTTTCTTCCTCTGTAAGTATTTTAAATGGTGTTGGCTCGGCTGACATTCTAACCTCTTTCATTTGTACTTCAGGCGCATCTTGAACGGGTTTAAATGGCATATAATACAATGCGCTTGATAATTCCATATACTGCAAAATAGGGTCATAGAAATCAATCAAATCGTTTTGAATTGGTTTGATTACCGTATTTTGAAACAACTCATTTGCAGTTCTAATTTCATCTGCATTATTACCTAACCCTGTTGCTTGTCTTATACCTAATAGCATTGGGCTTGTTACCTTGTGAGCCACCAAAATATTATCTCTTATTTT